GGATCACCTTTAGACATATCATGACCATAACCTTCGTAAAAATCAGAGATAAGCTTACTCTTACCAATCTGGCTTTCCATATCAATTTTTGCAGTTTGTAAATCTTGTGTATCTGTTTTTATATCTGATAAAAGGGCACTTAAAGAATCTATAGTTCCTCCTTTTATATCATTTAACACATCTATAGCACCATCTTTACGATCTTTCTCAGGCAATTTATAAATCGAACCAGTAGTAGTTTGATATTCTTCCTTAGTAGTTTCAAACGCTTTAAAAGCTGTGTCGAAACGTCTTTCATTTCGAGCAATCTGACGATCAAGCAATGTAACCTGCCTATCCATTTCTTTTTGTTCTACATTAAGCTCCATACTAAGGAGAGTTAAAGCCGTATCCTGACTTCTAGCTTCCTTTCTCTCCTCAGCTGCTTGCTGAGCTAATATTATTTGAAATACACCTGCTAAATCTGATGATATTGTCATAGTTTCTCCTTACCCGAACATCCCTTCTAAAAATCCAGTTGGTTGTGATTCTATATCTGTTACTGTAGATTGATATGCTTCTTCTGCTGACATTTCTCCCTGTCTATATTGAAGATCTGCTGAAGACTTTGAAAGATCTCTTGTCTCAAATAATTTTGTCATATCGCTTTTATATTTTGCCATTAAATTGCCTGTCTGTGTTGCAGTTTTTTGCTCAATAGTTCCTGATGTAGCTAAACCAGATTGAGACCTAGCAACATCTGCAGAAGTGCTAATATCACGAATACCAGTTCCAGTTCCCATAGATATATCTCTTTGAACACCACGAAATTGTGATCCTGCTTCTTCATAAGCTTGCTTCTTTACATCACCAACTAACGCCATTTGTTCCTTCTGCACTTCCCCTGCTAGGTATTTTTTATGTGCTGCTTCCCCCTTTGTTTGTGCTCCAAAGCCTCCTGCTAAAGAACTACCAATCATTGATCCAAGAGTGGCACCAGCTGCTATATTTACCAGACTTGCCCCACCTATAGCCATTGCACCACCTACTATAAAAGTCATAATTCTACCCCCACTTGTTTTTTAAACTTTTCCATTTCTTCTTTATCAAATTCATCAAAATCTTTAGCTATAACCTCTTCTTCTATTTTAGCTATATCTGTAAGCTCAGTAGCATGCACAGTAACAAATATACAATCTTCATGACAATATATAATACGTTTAGTGCCTGCGGACGTAATACCATAATGGGGTGCTTTTATACGCTTTATTCCATCTTCCATAAGTATAGTCATATCACCTTTCATAAGAAAGAATGGATGTGACACCTTATGTATCTTAGTAACCAACAGCTCACCCTTAGGATTAAATATCTCCCTTATATAACACCCATCTGCAAAAGAATGCTTTAATGGGTTAAGTTTTTCCAGAGCTTCTCCAGTCAATCCATTAGTATGATTCTCTATATTCTCCTGGACTTGCATGATCCCTCGTCTAAATTCCTCTTTAGAGAGCTGTAATTTCCGTTTCTCCGACCTTTTTCTCAAAGCTAGGTCATACATCTCATCAAAGGAGAAAGTGTGCTCTAGACCTAATGTCTGCGTCCAGAAGTCAAATTGGAATTTAGCATAGTCTCTATCTACAGCCATTAATATTTTTTCCTTCTTCTATTGTTTTCATATAATGATTCTAGAAGACTTCTATTCTCTTTAGACTCTCTTTTCTTAGAGCTTAAAGGAACAATATTTACAGCTTCTCTCCCACCTGGATTATCTCCTACCATAATCATTTGAGGACCATTAGTTACAAAACTACCACCTTTTTTATAGCTTTGAATTTGGGTTGAATTCTTACCATAAAATATTCTCTGTTTTTCAGCTTCGATTCTTTCCTGTTCACTTTTTTGCCAGTCTCTTGCACCTATATCACTAAATTTTTGTTTTACACCTTGTTGCATTTTCTGTAAAAATGATTGACTCTGATCTTGAATAGGAACTTGTTGTTGAGAATAATCTGGAGGATCTATATCTCTTATTTCCGTAGGGTCAATAACATCTATAGGGCTTCCAGCTTCCTGCCAATCCAATATTTTCTTTTGACTAATGTCACCTTCTATTTTATATTGTTGTTGTTCTAAGTTGCTTGGTGTGTACTGAGAAGTAAAATCTTGACCCTTGAATCCAATACTACCAGTCCCTTGTCCGAAACCTCCACTGACACCTACACCGCCAGTCTTTGAACCTGAACCAAATCCACCCATAAATGTAGCAGCATCAGTTCTTCCAGGAGCTGTTCTTTCCAGATAGCTTGCACGAGTTTTATCACTAAGTGCAGCAGCAGCATCACTACCTAAAAAAGCACCAGCTTTCCTAACTTGTCCTGCATCATAAACTTTCTTATTTATAGTTACCTCACCTTCAGCAGGACCTTTGAACATAGATTTAAATCCACCTTTTTCCCAAAGCTTTGGCTTTTTTATAGGATCAGTTCCTCCAAGAGCTTCATATCCTTTTTCATACTCTCCCCAAGCAGTATCAGCTTTCTTTGCTTGAGTCCCTACAAAGGATGCTATAGTACCAGCTGTTTCAAATATGCCTTTAGCTGTTTTCCATTTCTTTTGACGTCTAATAGTAGACCTTCTTGCTGCACCTAATCTTGCTCTTGCACTTGCCATAATCTTATCCCTTATCTAATACTTTCTTATGCAATACTCCGTTAAACTTTACATACTCTACCACACCTTCAGATGTAGACCTAAGTACTGGGACACCGTCTCTTAAATCAGCAGCAGCAGGAGCCCCCGCCTTAACCTGCAATCTCTCCTGCTTCTTATGTAAAGCTATTCTTTCTTGCCTTGTCATTCCCATTATCTCTGTCCTTTCAACCTAAAAACTATTGTTATATCATTAATTTCAAAATTAGCTGGTGTATTTCCATCACTAAATAGCCTAAAACGTATTGATTTACATTCAATAGGAGCTGCAGTAGGAACAATTTCTGTAGTAACCCAATCAGTTACAGGAGAACTTGCTGTCAATTCAGTATTAGATATAGTTTCAGTAAAAGTCCCAGCATTACCATTTATAGAATAGGCTGTCTGGATTTCACTAGTAGCACCTCTATGTGTAACATAAAATTTATATATTCTCTTTACTTGCCCTGGTTGTCCAAAATCTATATCCTTAGTTTTTATATCTACAGTAGATGATGTAGTTGTAGTTGCATCAGCTAAACTATCCGCCCATTTAAGAACAGTACCAGCTGTATGAGCATATACTAAATCACCATTCCAATCTGTAATAAAGTTTGTTTTAGCTTGATCAGTAATAGTAGCGGCAGCTCCCTCAACCCAGGATTGTGTTACCATATCATATAAATAGACAGCACCATCGCCACTTGTAGTAATATCATCTGCAACAATTAATTGTCTTTTCTTAGGTATATACCCAATCATAGGTTCATTAGCGGTAAATGTAGCCCAAGTACTTTCCTTTATTATTTGCCTACCCTGCTTCTCAAGTAAGTTACTTACTTTCTGCCCATCATACAAATAACATCCTTGCTTGTTAACCCATGCTATACCGAAGTCAGTTTTACATGTAGCAGCAGGATGAGATACTCCCTTATGCATAAAAGTATCTTCAAGAAACTCTACCTCTTGAGAAATATTTACAAGTTCCAACTTATTCTTTTTGAATATCAAAAGCCTATCTGCGTAAGCTTCAAGCTTTACTATACTATCTCCATCATTAACAGATGCTTCAATTACTCTATCTAATGTAAAAGAGTCAAACTTATTAACACGTGACTTTAATACTGCATCTCCATGAACAGTTGTATTACCCTGTTTATCTTCAATTTTTACATTGCCTACATATGCCATTCTATTAGCAATTACTGCAGTTTTAAATCCAGTACCTGTTCCGTCAAATCCTACACTATTATAATCTGCACTAGATCCAGTTTCGCTATCATATGTTTCTACTTGCCTCATATCTGATAGATATTCACCATACCGGTATACAGTTTCCGTTCCTCTTTCAGCTGGCTCCCACATTTTATAAGAATCACTCCCAGCTGATCTTAGTCCTTTTGATATATCTATTTCAGATTGCAAATACCATGCCTCAGTATTCTCGTGCCTCATATATATCTTAAAACCACTAACTCTAGGGTGGGCTACTGAAATACCATCATTTATTCCATCTCCAGCAAATATATAGGCACTTAATCTTACTCCACTTAAATTTCCTGAAGCACCACCTGTTGACACAGGAGCTGGAAGTGTTATTGAGTGCGTAACCATACCAAGCGGTTTTATTACTGATATAGAATACACATCACCAGAATCCCAACTATTATCACTACCACCTTCTAAATCATAAAGAGTTACAGTATTAGCATCATTATCAATAATTATGCCTTCACTTCCATCTGTGAGATTTTTACAAAGAAAACCAATCAAATCATCAGTACCAAACGATGCTAAACCATTTGATTTAGTACTAGAATCTTCCATAATGGTATTGCTATCTGACCCATCATGAGTGCCAGTAAGCTCAAACTTTGATACAGCTGATTCCTGCTTACTATCATCATAAAGAGTAGAAACTCCAAATTCCCAGCCTTCATTATTTATCCCACCATACCAGCCACTTCTTGATATATTATGTATAATTATAGTATCATCAGTATCTGTAGTATCAGTATCTAGATCTACTGTTATAGTAGAATCTGTAACTGCTTCTACTGTATACATTTTTAATTCATTAGATGCCACAGCAGCATTTATTATCAGTATTCTATCTCCAACAGAACAAAAATTATCATATCCCCCACCGCTACTACTACCATGCTCTGTTAGAACTGAATTTACACCCCAACTAATCCGTGCTAGTATAGAGAGATCACTAAGTTGTGCTTCTATACCAAGAGAATGGGTATTTGTAAAAAATGCATCT